TTAATAATACGCATCCAGCTTATCCAATCACACATATTTGTTATAAATCGCAATAGTAATATAAGTTCATAACATATAATAACGGTGGTATTTTCATTTATGGCTTGGTCATTATATAAATACGCATCAAAACAAGATACAATAAAAACTAAATCAAACGCGTTTAAAATGAAATGATAAATAATATGTTTTTTCGACGGTTTGTATTCCATGTCATTCTTCTATTATATCAACGATAATCTTTATATTTATGTATAATAATATTTCCAGGTGGTGTGTAATTTTATATGGTATATAGATATATGGTGGGTATAGTATCTAAACCAGAACAAATAAAAGTATTACATGTTCATTCTAAAAAACAATCAAAGCTTGTTAAAAAACCAACGATTATATTTGATATCGACCAGACACTTATATCGTCAACAGAATCAATGCACACGCAACCACCATCATTTGAACATAAATCGGTCTCTTATATTCCTCACGGAAGCACCGAATTAAATCATATGATAGTTCATATCCGTCCAGGCACTCGTGATATTTTACGTTGTTTATATAAGAATAGAAGTAGATTCAATGTAGGATTTTGGTCGACAGGCGAATTAGAATATGTACAAGCGATTGTTACAATGTTATTAGAAGAATTCAATGCGTTCCCAATAAAAATATTATTAGCTCGCCGCGTTTTAGCTGATGGAACCTATAAAATAATCGATGCCATAACGGATAAATTATATGATTATACATTTGTTCGTGGTGTTCCGGCGAAAAATATGCAGTTATTATTTCAACACCCGGATTTCAAAAATAAATTCAATAAAAACGCAACGATACTAATTGATGATTTACCGCAAAATATTGTTATTAACAGACCAAATAATGTTATTAAAATATCTGGTTGGGTTGCTAAAACATATTGTGATGCTTTAACACACCTAACACGATGGTTGGAATTGAATTGTGAGCGACGAACCTTTGCTAATTTAGAAATGCCAATATTAGATAAAAACAGCAAATTCGCATTTCGACACTGTAATAATACTTCCCGCAAAAGCACCAAAGGCGCCACAGGCGCTGGATTTAAAAAATATACACGCAGAGGTTAAAATCATTTTATCAAATACAAATAAAATATTTGATACAATGTTAAAAAACTGAATAAGAAATAAACGTCCCCAGTAGGACTCGAACCTACGCGGGATGAACCCAACTGCTTAGTAGGCAGTCGCAATAGCCACTATGCGATGAGGACCAACAATTTCACTCTTATCCAATAATTATTATTCATTTATTCTTATATCATTATCTAAAATACATAACGGACTTTTTAATGATACACCCATAATATCATAACACGCATCATTGAATTCGAAAATATCCATTTCTGAACGCAAATGCCCCGTCAACGTAGCACATTTCAATAAATTTTGAACATATTCATGATTTCTAGTCCAATTAGACAATACACAACCCATATCAAATGATTTATCCAAACATACACCATCATACCATTTTATGGTGCGTGATTTTACAATAGTATCGTAATATTCATTTCCAAACGTAAAAAAATTTTGATAATAATTGCTTGTGGCTTTCGGATAGGGTTTTTTATATGTTATGCGAAATGGATGTCCAAACGCATATTCGATTGATTGTGCATATATTACGTGCCCACATATAATAGAATCGTGTGTTTCATACCATGACAATCGATGTTCTTCATTCGTCGGTAAAAATGTCAAACACGAAAATGGTAGATTATTGTACATATCTTGTTCTTTCGTTATTTCATATAAAGCAGAAGTTAATTGGTTGCCGATTGTCATTATATCAGTCTGTTAAAGTTCCATATACAATATTTATCGTTAAATAATAAACACGACATATATTTATATGGTTATAACGTTGTTATAGTTGCATTATTTCACCTATAACATTTTGCAGATTGATTAGTTTTATTGTTATCGTCAGTCGTTTTCTATATTTTTGGTCTAAATCTTTTTTCATCATTTTTAATTTTTTACTAATCCATCGTGTTTCTTTCGGTTCAGATATCTTATCTAATTCTAACTGTTTGCGCATAGAAATACACGTCATATGACCAACAATAATTACTTCCTGAATATTATAATTTCGTATAGAATTATCAATTGTTTTATAGAGTGCCTTTTTATCATAATCTGAAGGAATTGTATAAGGTATATAGTTATCATCATACCCTTTACTAACTAAAAATTTATGCGTAACATCACGTTGTTCTTTTGTCATATCAATACACGACACTACAAGTGCTTCATATTGTTTTCCAATAAATGGTGCTTTTTTAAACATTGTAAAAAATTCGGTTTTCTTGTTATTAGAAATAAATATGGCTACAAATGACCAAGCTATGTATGCACATACAGCAACAGATATTATAAATATAAATTTATTTCTATTATTCATTCATACATATACTATAATTGTGCATATTTTATAGTTTTCTATTCAGCGTATTGATTTTATACATTGAATAAAATACCATATTGTCATACTACTTAACTATAGGACATCTTGTGGTCTAAAAAGACCGTGTCAAAACGCTATAAGGGTTTATGTTAAAATTTAATTTCCAGATAATTTTACACCATCTTTCCATACACCAAATTCACCCTTTTTAGTGACATAACCTAATTTTTTAAGAGTATTGTTTTTTTTAGCATTTTTGCTTGCGGCTTTAGAACGAATACGGCCATTTTTATCACGAAATAAATCATTAAGTTGAAGACCACCTGATGTTTTTTCAGCAGTACCATTCCATACTTGGCAACGAGAACCTACAGTGGCTACAACTTTTTCATGAGAATGACATCTTTTTTGTGATGAACGGGAAGAATTAGGCATTTTTATTTTATATACTATATAAACATTTTATTTAAAATGATTACTATTCTATAAATAGAATTCTAATTATATAAACATACAATATTATAATCATACTTTAATTTATAATGAAAAGAACATTAGCTTATAGAATAACATTTATAGGTAATATGGAAGTTGGTAAAACAACTTTAATAGAACATATTATAAATTCAAACGAATTAACGCATGATTTTCAACCATATATTCCAACGATAGGATTAGATGTTAAAACAAAATATTTTAATATTAACGGAACAATGATTAAATCACATTTATATGACACAAGTGGAAACCCACTTTTTAATGAATTATGTATTAGTTATCGAAAACAAAGTGATATATTATGTATCGTATATGATGTTTCAAATCGTAAGTCGTTTGATTCTATTCCATATTGGATTTCATTGCGTCCCATTCAAGCACATATGCGCACACTATTGATTGGAAATAGAATAAATAATGATAAAAAAAGGGTTATTTCGTATGAAGAAGGAACACAACTTTCAATGAAATATAATATTGATTTTATTGAGACAAATTATATATCTAATAATATTACATCTAAATTAGAAGAAATGATGTATTATATACACACTAAATCTATTGAATTACACGATAATGAAAATTTATTACTATTAAATAATACATCTTCTGCACCAGGTTCTAACTGTTGTGTAATTTTATAATTAACGTTATGCTAATTATAATATGAGTTAATATATATAATGAGAAGTCGTATGCGCAAGCGTCCATTATTCGGAAAAAAATCAATTAAAAAATTTAAAAAAACATTAGAAACAATTATAGAAGGTAATTCTTTGTCAAATAGTTCTACACCCAGAACACCCAGAACACCCAGAACACCCAGAACACCCAGAACACCCAGAACACCTAAAACACCTCGTTCATCTATAATGCCTTTTGTTGATAAAAGATTTTATAATAGTGTGCAAAATATGGAACAACGTATCGATAAAATACGAAATTTACTTCAAGCAACAAATTTATTAGTCAAATCACAAGATGAAGCATCTTGGTTTGAACAAATATCTAAATTTACACGAACTCCGGATCAAGAAGGTAGTTTTGCTGAAATTTATATAGGTAGCTTTAACCTGCAGAACAAATCTATACCTTGTGTATTAAAGAAATTGAATATGCGTAAATATATTGAATCTGAAATAACGAACTATGTTTTTATTCAACAATTATGTCCCAATGGTATATGTAATATTATTAACGTACATATACCAGAAAAAATAGATGAATCGATACAAATATTGATGCATAATTGTGGAAGAACCATTAAAACAATTAAAGAAGAATTGGGTTTAAAAAGCATACAAAGAGAATGGATGATAAATATATGTCTATGGGGGTTAGATTTATGTAAAATATTGGAATGCGTTCATTCTAATAATATGGCATATTTAGATTTGCGTCCAGAAAATATCGTTATTCACAATAAAAAAGCCAAACTAATTGATTTTGGATTGAGTCGATTTGGGAAAGAACTTGAAAAGTATGTTGCTGGATCACCATGTTATTTACCGCCCGAAATGCCATTATACGGTGAATGTCATTTTAATATATCCGATATTTTTTCATTTGGTGTTCTATTGTATCATTTATTAGTTCCATACAAAATAGATCCCACTACTTCAAAACCAAAACTTCCACCTGTATTAACTGGTTCATTATTTCGTGATACCGTTGAATTCACATTTTCCAAAAAAAATAAAGATTGGCAATCATTACCATCCCAACAACAAAATGAATTATATAATAATATTAACTATTTTGATGTTCTTCTATATAAACAATGGATAACTGAAAAAACATATACAATGTTTATGGAAGGACCACATCGACTCATATTTCTATTAATACGTCGTATGACATTATTTAATACTGATTTACGACCACAAATTCCTATAATTAAAATTGAGTTGGAAGAAGTTGGATATTCATTAGGTGCTGGTTTTATAAAAGAATATAAAATCGGTTGGGAGTAATATATGTACGGAATAAATGATATCTAAAAGAGACGTTTCATTTTGGGGCATATATTATGATTATGGGTTCGAAAATCCATTTCGATCTATGCGTTTTACGATTATAAACGTTCTTCTATGTCTATGTATTGAAACGACTATATCCATGTATGTTAATAAATTACTGATTCGCCAATCCAATGACGAAATAACACCTGAAACAGCACTTGTTATTATTAGCATATTATTTGCCGGAAAATTTATTAAAACATTAATGCGATATATATTATACCCTAAACTTGATAAAGAACGTACGCGCGTTCCACAAAATATAGCAACAAACGTATCCAATCTATATACATCAGCACCATATCAATGGAAATCGAAAAATGCTAATATTTCACAACGCAATTCAATTCGAGAATTGTTTCACGCATATACACAGGTATCACATATGTTTAGTGGTGTATTACAATCGAGCATTGATTTTATTATTGTTATTTGTGCTTCGTTTTATTTTAATATATCCATGTGTATTTTCATTATTTTAGGCAATTTGTTATTATTGGTCGTTCAACGTTATTTATCAGTAGATATAGAAAAAATGAATAAAGGTATTGGTGATTTATGCAATGACGCTCATAATAAGTTCAGTAATCAATTTGCAAATCGATGTGATATTTCGTGTAATTCAAGATATGGTGAATTTATGAAAGAAACCGATTACAATATTGTAGACGGAATGGTTGAGTCACAATCGGTTTGGATAAAGCGTCAAGTTTTAGCTAACAAAAATATAGTATATAACGAAATTATTCAATCATTTATTTTAGGTGGTATGATTATTAATTTATATATGACAAATGAAATGAAATATATACCATTTATTATTCTGTATAATGGACGATTGTTTGCTATGACGGATATTGTGTATGGATTTCGAACAACCGCGAATATAGAAAATAGTCATCTGAGTGAAACATATGTAATGATTCAACAATTATATGATATGTCCCCACGTTCAATTCCACTACCATACTCCTTGTATGAACACATTCGAATATTGTGTCGTTTCGTGTCAGTATCAAATGAACGCAAATACCAGCATTTGAAACATAAATCCATCCCAGATGATGATACAGAATTATCTATAATAGTTGAAAATTCCATACAACTTACACATAATAGCATGATATATATTAAAAATATCAAACAATCTGTCAATGACAATATAATACTTGTATATAATGGTGAAATAACAATAAAACTTTCGCCTGACAAATGTTCCATTGTATTATTAAATGGACACAAGGGGTGTGGGAAATCGGTAACTATGGATATTCTTGCGGGATTATATGATAGAACAATAACCGATATTTTTGAAATCGATGGAAAAGATGTGCGCAATTATGGAGAATTTCGAGCAATACAACCTTACCGAGTGTATATGCGTCAATGTGTTCTAGATGATTTTAAAGCGAATCGGTTCAATACGATTATTATGACAATTCATCAATTATTCCCACGTATTCACTCACACGCTGAATTTGAGACGTTTATGAAACCATTTAATATACTACATAAATTACCGAATGACTATGACGCACAAATTAGTCGTGATGAGCGTGGTTTATCTCCGGGCGAGTCACAAACAGTAATGTTAGCTAGCAATATTTGGAAAGCACTTAAATTGAAAATACCTATGTTACTATTAGATGAACCAGAGCGGAATATTGATATCGATAATATCAAAAGTATTTTTACATATATAACGAGACATTATTATGGAGTTTTATTTCTAATAACACATATGACAGAATTGAAACAATTTATAGCTTCGAATGTTCGAATGGAATTTATATATAATGATGTAATCAAAGACGTGAATACAGATAAAACGGTACTAACGTTTCAAATACAACAGTATTAAATGAAAATATAATAAAATATTTGTGTGAAATATTTTATGATATTATAGTATAATACCAATAATAATGCGGACAAAACGTACCGTTTCTTCACGAAGAAAACATAGTTTGAAAGTCAAGTCGGGGGGTGGGCAATTTAAAACAATTATAGATAATGATGAAGTTAAAAAAGCTCCGTTAATTCTATCTTGTCCTGAATTTGATAGTTTAGCGACAGCATTGTCAACATCCTGCAAATTTATAAAGGGTAATGTATATTTTAACAAATACAATGATGGGACACCTAAAGTATTTATGGATGAATTGACTGTTAAATTATTACGCGGTAAAAAGGTATATTTTTTAGCATACTTTTCATTTAATGAATCTTCCGCAACCAATATAATGGACCAATATATGTTCATGTGCTCTCTTGCTTCCTATGGTATTCTTGAATTAAATATTGTTCTACCTTACTTTCCAACCGGAACTATGGAACGTATTGTAGGTGAAGGTGAATTGGGAACAGGTTATTATTTGGCACATTTACTTAATTCTATACCATGTGGTGCTTATAAAAATGTATTGTATGTTATGGATATGCACGCATTATGTTCTCGATTCTTCTTTCATACGAATATACGAACCGTTTTTATAACAATGATGCCCAAATATCTAGATATAATCAAACCCATAGTAGACAAAGTTGCAGTTGTCGTAAATGTTTTCAAGTGTATTGTATTTCCTGATGATGGTGCTGAAAAACGCAATAAAGAGTTATGTAAAGGCCGTGATGCTAAATTTATTACATGCAGTAAAAAACGGTCAGGTGATGATAGAACGATTGAAATAACGGGTAATATTGACGAATTAAAAGAAGCAATTCGTACTAAGCACACAATTGAATTTTATATCGTTGATGATTTGGTGCAAACAGGTGGAACATTAGGTGAAACTGCTAAAAAATTAGTAGAAACACTTCATAATGAATTTTCACCACGAGACGCTGTTAAAGCATCGACATTAGAACATATAAAAACAAAATGTAGCAAACCAGAAGCTTATGAACAAACCATAACAGAAGACATAATATTAAAAGAAATAACAAAACATTTTTCTAAATTAGTTGTAGGAGAAGCAGTAGACGAATCAGCAGAAGCAGCAAAAGCAGAAGCAGCAAAAGCAGAAGCAGCAAAAGCAGAAGCAGCAAAAGCAGAAGCAGCAATACTGACAGCAGTTAACGCAGCAAAAGCAGCAAAAGCAGCAAAAGCAGAAGCAGACGAAAAAGCAGCAAAAGCAAAAGCAAAAGCAGAAGCAGACGAAAAAGCAGCAAAAGCAGAAGCAGAAGCAGACGAAAAAGCAGCCGCAAAACCAGAAGCACAAACAGCAAAGGCAGAAGCAGACGAAAAAGCAGCAAAAGCAAAGGCAGAAAAGGAAGCAGTAAAACAAGAAGAAGAAACCAAAGTGCTTGACGACAAATCTGGTTTAATAGACAACCTGTTACAAAAATTAGTCATACAAAAAAAACATACCGACAAAGCCGAAGCAGAAAAAGATGCAACAAAAAAGAAAGCCGATATTCTAAAAGATATAGTAAATAGTTGTATATTTTATAGTGGGATAGATGCTGCTTCATCTACCGAAAAAAGACTTGATGTCACACCAACATTTGTAATTAATTACGTTGTTACACATTCAATTTTACCGAAAGCTAATCCTGTTGATACAATAATTAAGGGTGTATTATTTTTTAATGAATATCCCGCCAATATGGTAACATTTAATTATACTACTACAAATTCTCGCCCATATGTAGCGACAACACTAACGACTAATTCCAATAAATCAAATATAACAGCAGACTCATCAACAGGAACTATAATACATACTATGGACAACAATAAAATCAAAGTTCTATCCATAACCGATGTATTATGTGATGTTTTAACTAATATTGATAGTCCATATATCGCACCCTATATCATTCCTAATGTGTCGCCTGACACCGAAGTATTATAATACATTCCAAAAACCACGTTTCTAAAATATGTACTTGTCGCGCGATTAGACGATTATGAACGATATGCTTCGCAATAGAATCAATGATTTGATATGAGATTAGACCATCAGGGTAATCACGCACAAATACGTTCATAAAATAATAGACAATATCAATAATATCCGCCTTTTCACATAAACGGTAGCATATTTCACGCAATTCGTGAAAATTTTTAGAAACATACTCAGCATCTGTCGTGAATTGTTTTATTTTAGCGTATTCCGTTTCAAAATAATCGCGATTCAATACTTCGGGGTCATACTTGAAAATATCGTATAATAAAAATGCTGAACCTATGTCGCCATTCGATTTTTCGATAATTTTATCTAAAATAATTTCAAATATTGGAGTTGTTGTATATTTCAATATTTGTTGTTTCATAATTTCATCCGTAGGTCGGCGAATAATAGTTGAAAATGTATGTGCGCGCAATTTCGTATGGAGGCGATTGAGATTCTCACAACAAAACCAAAAACGCGAAGAACGATAATTGCGTTCCATACATGAACAAATAATACTCTGCTGATCGATATCAAGTTGATGTGTATTTAAAAAAATATATATATTAGGTTTCAAACTAACACTGAATAGACAACTATATTCTTGAATAAAATCCGTTAGTTCCTGACCGTGAAATAGATTACAATCAATAAGATACGAATACTCATTGTATCGAAATGGTTTTTCTTTATAGTTCCCCGTTTTAAAAAATGATTGAGGGAATTTTTCACTGAGAATAATATCAATAATATATCGTAAATTCGATTTATACATTGTTATAATAACATTGTAATCGTTATCAGGATGTAGAATGATATTTTTATGTCGATGAATATCTGGATAAATTTCACATATATCGGTAAATGTCAATGAATTTAATTTTTCAAATAACATTATTTAATTCATATATAAATATTCTTTTATATATGAATTTGTATATTTATACCGATGAATTAGGAATGAGTGCTTTATAATGGTCTTCCCCATACTGTAAATCTTGTTCCCATAATAATTGAATGGATGATATATTATATGTATGTGCATGCATCCATCGCACATGTTGAATCAATTCAACATTAGTATTAAAAATATGCACATCCACATTATAAAGTGCACTTATTGCGATTTGTTCCGCAAATCCACCCCATATTGGGTCGTCATTTAAAGTGCGATGAACATATTCATCTAAAGAAATTTCGTGTGTCATTTGTATAATATCATCAATCGTTAAACCCACTTGTTCGTAAATAGCATAACGATTTCGGTTTATCCAGTTTTTCACACGGTTTTCCAGTAATTCTGCACATTTCGCAATAAATTCAGGCGATTTTATTGAAATGCGCGAATATACCGGTTTATTATGAAACACTCGCTTACGTATTAGTTTTTCAGGCACAATTGTTTGTAATATACTATCTTCTGTGCGCGCAATTAACCCTATAACACACGCCGTATAAAAACACTTATTGTCTTTCGGAACATCGAATATTGTAAATTCAACCATAACTATTAATAATATATTAGCTAAGTGTCTTCATTTTAAATCGTTTCTATTCATGTTATTGTTTCTGTTTGGGTGTATGTATTTAGTTTCTGGAAAAATTCAGGTTCCATTTTAAAATGACACCCATTTGCTTCTTTTAGTGGCTGTGTTTTTTGCGATATATTTGTTCCGTGTTGAAGACTAACGATTGTAGGCATCCAATCAATTTCACAACACTGTGTATATCGGTCTTTAATAAAACTACTACCCTCACCTCGAGATACATCTTCCAGAAATTGTCTTGCATCCCAAAATGTGTGTTTAAAAAATAATGTTGCTTCACTAACACGTTCATGTGGTGGGTCGTAAATATTAGGCGAGTTGATGAAACTAACATTTGCGTGAATATCATAACACGCTATTGTAGAAGCATATGTACATGAACAAGCACAAACACTAGAGCATATATCGGCTAAGCGCGATTCGATAACATTGGATGGATAATAATCATCGTCATCCGCACACATAATATAAATACCGCGCGCTTTGCGACATCCAATATTGCGTTTTTCACCAATTGGCGTTTTTTTATCTAATCGAATATAGGTTATAACACCACTTGCCAATTGCTGAGACAATTGTTCATCAGCATTCAATTGATTGAAAATAGATTTTGGATCATCACCTAAACAATGACCATCGTCGATGATAATCCATTCTTTATTTTTATATGTCCATCGTTTCCAATTATTGATGGCGATAAAAAATAGATTTTCACGTTGAAATGTTGGTGTTATAACTGAAACTAACATTTCAGGATCCAATTCGTGTATTATCGTTGTGGTTTCCGGGATTGCTGCCACAAATAGTATGATTTTTATCAATTGTTTTTCCAACGTTTCATAAAATTGACGCCGACTATCAAAAAATTTTTCAACGACGGATTGTCGTTCTTTTAAAAATGTGGTTGGAGACATTGCTACTACGTGTAATATATCGGATAATCGTGGTAGAATGGTTAAAACCCCTGCGCTATGTTGCCAGTAATGCTGTGTTTGCATATGTGCGTCAGCATCTTCACTATCAATAAATACCGTTTCATCGGGTGTATATTTCCAATCAAAATGTAGCGTTATTCCTTTACAAGATAATAGATTCAATACTCGCGCATCATCTTTATCCATTTCACAATATACACGAATATTTCCAATTGTTTCGATATTTTCTATAGTAGATAGTTTTATTAACCAATTTATACAATTTTCATAATTACCTGAATTAACAATTGTATAAAATATAGGGGTTTGATTTTCGGTTAATACGGGAGAATTCGCCAATGCCGGTGGAATTGTCCAACCAATCGTGCGCACTTTAATATTAGGTAAAATAGATTGAATATATTTTTTGGCTTCGGCCGTCTTCGTAAGCACACGATTTATTTTATGACTATAGTTGGTGATTGTTAGTGGTGTATATTCAGCACCGGAACAAATAAGCACATTATATTTGGCGCGATTGAGTCCAATTGGATTCACATAATCATAGTGAAATGCGATATCCGCTCGACGAATCGTAGTATGTTGTAAATCATAAAGATGACATGAATGATTGGGTGGAACAAACATAATAGAGATTGTTTTTACCTCACTGACTTGGGACGCAATTCTACAGAAAAAATTAATAATCATTTATATTATAATTTTAACATATATACATAATAATCGATAGATTTCTATATTGTTTCACATTTATAAATCAACAATGCGTGCAAATGTAAATACAGCCACCGTGGTCGGCGTGCGGGGCATTTGATTGGAATTGAAGTAGTGAGCGCGTTGTGTGCCCGTGTATGTGGAATTTATTTGAAATTTCGCACAATTGCTGTATTTTTTCTTCATCGTTATTTAACGCCAAATCTTCATGAATATGCGCAATCATTGCGTCGCATAGATGTCGTTCGAGTCGTGAAAATACGGGTGTTTTTGTATTACAATCTTCACCACTATTGCGACTACTATTTCCAGCAATAGATTCTGCGAATTCGTCGCAATTTACTTTCAACATAAGTTGATATTTCCAAAAGACTTCACACGATACGCGCAAATCCAATGTTATAGTATTAGTATTATCAGTATTCATCCTTTCGGTATGTGTTATATTTATTTACTTGATTATATGATTATTTATTTATAATCAAATTTTTTATTTATTTATTTTCTTTATTGTAAAACACATAACACATAGATATGCTATATTCCAAACGTCGCAAG